GAACACCCCCCCGTCAGGGACTCCTACCTCCTTCCCAAAAGCCGTGCTACATTACAGTTTCCGTAGTGCTTCCCCTTCCTATGGACAACATCCCTGATGTCGAGAGCGACATCCCCCTTCCTGCCGACGCTGCGGAAGCTATGCCTGCACTGACTCCACGCGAAGAGCTGGAGATGCGGGCACGTACGATCAAGCTCCTGTCGGACTTGACGGGCAAACCCATCGAAGTGGGCGAAGAAGATCGCGGTAAAGCCATCGAGCTGGCCGACAAGCTTCTCTCCAACCCTGCAACGTCCCCCGCCCTTGCCAAGTACTCCAGTCCCACTCTTGCCTATCTGGCAGGTTTGGTGGCTCAGCACGACTCTCTGGTCGTCAAGGAGCTGGCAGAGCTGAAGGTCTACGTCGTCAACAAGCTCATTGCCGAAACAGAGCACCCTGACGCCAAAATCCGGCTCACAGCCCTGCGTAGCCTGGGGGAAGTCGATGGCGTTGACGCCTTCAAGAAGCGCTCAGAGGTCACAGTCAAGCCTCAGTCCATGGAGGAAGTCGAGCGGGAACTGCTTGAGACCCTGGCCCGCATCGAAAAACGCACCGTTGACGTGCCGATGAAGGTCATCGAAGTCCGGGATGTCGATGAAGATCACTCCTGAACAGATCCAGATGCTGAAGAATATGCTCCCGGCGATGTCCGTGGAGGATAAGAAACGCACTCTAGAGCTTCTCAAGCAGTACGACACCGAGATTTCACAGCGAGCAGGCCGAGGATCCCTTCTTGCCTTTGCCGAACATGTGTATCCGGGGTATAAAGTCGGCCCTCACCACCGTAAATTGGCGAGTTTGTTTGAGGAAATAGCTGCTGGTACTAAAAAACGTATCATCGTTAATATCGCGCCCCGGCATGGCAAGTCAGAACTAATATCGTACTTGGCCCCGGCATGGTATTTGGGCAAATTCCCTCACAAGAAAATCATAATGTCCTCACATACTGCCGATCTGGCAGTTAACTTTGGACGTCGCGTTCGTAACTTGGTGGGTTCCGACCCATATAAGGACATATACCCCCAGGTAGAGCTGCAAGCAGACTCTAAATCAGCCTCAAGGTGGGGTACAAACTTCAATGGCGAGTACTTTGCCATTGGTGTCGGGGGCGCCCTTGCCGGTCGCGGTGCTGATTTGTTCATCATCGACGACCCTCACTCCGAACAAGAGGCCAAAACTGGCCGTCCGGACGTGTTCCTGCCTGCGTGGGAGTGGTTTCAGTCGGGTCCGCTGCAGCGTCTGATGCCTGGAGGGGCCATCATCGTGGTCATGACGCGCTGGTCCAAGCTGGATCTGACCGGGCAGATCATCAATCAGATGCAGAAAGAGGAAGGGGTGGACCAGTGGGAGGTCGTCGAGTTCCCTGCCATCCTGAATGAGAAGCCGCTGTGGAGCGAGTTCTGGTCCCTGGACGAATTGTTGGCCAAAAAGGCCGGAATGGACATTCGGTACTGGGAAGCCCAGTACATGCAGAACCCCGTGTCCGAGGAAGGCGCCCTGATCAAGCGGGAATGGTGGAAAATTTGGGAAAAAGACGACCCTCCCAGATGCGAGTTCGTCATTATGTCCCTGGACGCTGCCCAGGAGTCCAATAACCGAGCAGATTACAACGCTTTGACGACTTGGGGCGTGTTTCGCAACGAGGAAACGGACGTTTTTAACATCATTTTGCTAAATTCCATTAAAAAACGCATGGAGTTCCCCGAACTGAAGAAATTGGTGCTCGAAGAATACAATTCTTGGGAGCCGGATGCGTTTGTGGTGGAGAAAAAGTCCAACGGCGCGGCTCTGTATCAGGAATTGCGTCGTATGGGCGTTCCGGTGGGTGAATATACGCCGGGTAAAGGGCAGGATAAGGTATCTCGCGTCAATGCAGTGTCGGATTTGTTCTCTTCGGGCATCGTGTGGGCTCCAGACAGGCGCTGGGCACGCGAGGTCATTGAGGAGTGCAATGATTTTCCTAGCGGAGCCAATGACGACCTTGTAGACTCGACGACTCAAGCGCTTTTGCGCTTCCGTCAGGGTGGGTTTGTCAGGTTGCCCACTGACATCAAGGATGAACCTTCGTACTTTCGCAGTCGCCGTAGGGCTGCGTACTACTAGGAGCCGTCATGGCCACGAACATGTTTCCCGCGCTTGAGCCGATGGACCCGTCTCTCATGTCCGATGCTCCTGCCATCGAGATCGAGATCGAAGATCCTAAGAGTGTCACGGTCGGCGTAGACGGCCTGGAGATCACCCTGGAGCCGGAGAGTGAGAGCCCGGAGAAGTTCGACGCCAACCTCGCAGAGTTCATGGACGAGGGGGAGCTGCAGTCTCTTGCCAACGACCTGATCTCTCTGGTGGACGCGGACATCACCAGCCGCAAGGACTGGGCCGACACGTTCGTCAAGGGGCTGGAAGTCCTGGGGATGAAGTACGAGGAGCGTACGGAGCCGTGGGACGACGCATGTGGAGTGTTTTCTCCCTTGTTGACTGAAGCAGCAGTCAGGTTCCAGTCAGAGATGATCACCGAGACGTTCCCTGCCCAGGGGCCGGTGAAGACGCAGATCGTCGGTGCCATTGACAAGTTCAAGGAAGAGGCAGCGGAGCGTGTCAAGGACGACATGAACTACCGCCTGACCGAGGAGATGATCGAATACCGGCCTGAGCACGAGCGGATGCTGTTCAGTCTCGGGCTGGCTGGGTGCGCGTTCAAGAAGATCTATTACGACCCGTCGCTGGAGCGGCAGGTGGCAGTGTTCATCCCTGCCGAAGACATGATCATTCCCTACGGGGCGAGCAACATCTACAGCGCCGAGCGTGTGACGCATGTCATGCGCAAGACCAAGAACGACATCAAGAAGCTCCAGGTTGACAAGTTCTACCGTGATATCGAGCTGGGTGAGCCTGTACGGTATCACTCGGACATCGAGAAGAAAAAAGCCGAGGAGCAGGGCTACTCCCTGACCGAGGACGACCGTTATCAGGTCCTGGAGATCCACGTCGATTGGGAGATGCCCGGAGACGAGGACGAGGACGGCGTGGCGCGTCCGTACGTAGTGACCATCGAGCGTGGCACGAACAACGTCTTGGCGATCCGGCGCAACTGGGAGGAGAACGACAAGCGCAAGAAGAAGCGCCAGCACTTCGTCCAGTACAACTACATCCCGGGGTTCGGTGCCTATGGCATGGGGTATATCCACCTGATCGGTGGGTACGCCCGGGCGGGCACGTCGCTGATCCGTCAGCTCGTGGACGCGGGCACGCTGAGCAACCTGCCTGGGGGCCTGAAGTCTCGGGGTCTGCGGATCAAGGGAGACGACACGCCGATTGCCCCGGGGGAATGGCGGGACGTGGACATCCCGTCCGGGTCGGTACGCGACAACATCATGCCGCTGCCGTACAAGGAGCCGAGTCAGGTCCTGGCGGCGCTGTTGGAGCGGATCACGGAGGAGGGCCGCAGGCTCGCTGCGATTGCTGACTTGAAGGTCAGCGACATGTCTGCCCAGGCTCCGGTGGGCACGACCCTGGCGATTCTTGAGCGTCAGCTCAAGACGATGAGCGCGGTGCAGGCGCGTACGCACGCGAGCCTGCGGATGGAGTTCAAGCTCCTGAAGCAGATCATCCGTGACTACATGCCCGCAGACTATCCGTACGCACCGGAGAAGGCGCCGAGGTCTGCCAAGCAGGCGGACTACGACCTCGTGGAGGTGATCCCGGTCAGCGATCCGAACGCGGCGACAATGGCGCAGCGGATCATGCAGTACCAAGCGGCACTGCAGTTGGCGCAGGGGGCGCCGCAGATCTACAACCTGCCCAAGCTGCACAGACAGATGCTGGAGGTGCTGGGGATCAAGAACGCCGAGGAGCTGGTCGCCACACCGGAGGACCAGAAGCCGCAGGACCCCGTGACGGAGAACATGCACGTCCTGATGGGCAAGCCTATCAAGGCGTTCGCGTACCAGGACCACGAGGCGCACATGATGGTCCACCAGTCGTTCATGCAGGACCCGAAGATTGCAGCGACGTTGGGCCAGAACCCGATGGCGCAGCAGTTGATGATGACCCTGATGGCTCACATTGCAGAACACGCGGCGTTTGCCTACCGGGCGCAGGTTGAGATGCAGCTCGGGGTCCCGCTGCCTGCACTGGACGACGAGAGTCTTGCGCCGATCTCTCCGGAGGACGAGAAGGCCCTGGCACCGCTGGTGGCTGCTGCAGCGCAGCGCACGATGGTGCAGAACCAAGCGATGGCGGCACAGCAGCAGGCACAGCAGCAGGCCATGGACCCGATGGTGCAGATGCAGCAGGCTGAGTTGCAGTTGAAGGCGCAGGAGTTGCAGCGCAAGGAGGCTGACAGCCAGCGTGACTTCCAGATTGCGCAGGGCAAGCTGCAGATCGAGCAGGCCCGTCTGGCCCTGGACGCGCAGAAGAACCAGGGCGAACCGCCGCAGATGAAGGCTGCGCGGGCGCAGCAGGAGATGACTCACAAGGAGCAGATGCACCAGCAGAAGATGCGGCAGCAGATGCAGAGCGACGCGCTGAAGGCGCGGCGTGAAGCCCAGCGGGCGGCTCAGCAGGCAGCGAGTAGGCCCAGTCCTAAACCGAAGGAGTAATAGATGGCTACCACTGCGTTTTCCGTGGTACTGAAAGAGATCGAGGAGCGCCGCGATTCTATTGCGCAAGCTCTTATCTCAGGTGCGGCAAAAGACTTTGCCGAGTACAAATCCATGTGTGGCGAAATCCGGGGTCTTTCGTCCGTACATGCTTTCATCACCGACCTCGTGCGACAAATGGAGTATTCCAACGATGCCTGAAATCGTTCTTTCGGACGGCCTGTCCGAGTCTGTTCTGCCTGAATCCGCTGAGGAGAAGGCACGGCAAGTGCCCGATCCGGTGACCTATCACCTCCTGTGCATGCTCCCGGAGGCGGAAGAGTCGTACGAGAGCGGCCTGCTCAAAGCCGGTCAGACGATGCACTTTGAAGAAGTGCTGTCGCCCGTGCTGTTCGTCGTCAAGATGGGTCCGGACTGCTACAAGGACCCGATCCGCTTCCCCTCCGGTCCATCCTGCAAGGTGGGCGACTTCATCCTCGTCCGTCCCAACAGCGGCACGCGGCTGAAGATTCACGGTCGTGAGTTCCGGATCATCAACGACGACAGCGTCGAAGCTGTCATTCAAGACCCGCGTGGCGTACAGAGGGCATGAACATGGACAAGGAAGAGTTCAAGTTCCCGGACGAAGTCCAGGTGAACACCAAGGAAGAGAAGGTCGATTTCGAGATCGCTGGTGATACCGAGGTCGAAGTGGTGGACGATACGCCTGAGGCGGATCGTGGCCGTACTCCCATGAAGGAGGCTCCGGCAGAAGTCACCGACGACGAGCTGGCCCAGTACAGTGAGGGCGTCAAGCGGCGCATCCAGCACTTCTCCAAGGGGTATCACGAAGAGCGTCGGGCCAAGGAGTTGGCGCTGCGCGAGCGTGAAGAGGCGTTGCGGCTGGCGCAGAACCTCATGGAGGAGAACAAGAAGCTCCAGGGGACGCTGGGTCAGGGACAACAAGCGCTGATTGAGCAGGCGAAGAAAGTCGCCGCATCGGAGGCTGAAGAGGCCAAGCGCAGGTTCAAGCAGGCGTACGAGGCAGGTGATCCGGACGCGCTGGCTGCTGCGCAGGAGGAATTGACTGCAGCGAAGATCAAAGCGGATCGGCTGAGTAATTTCAAACCGGCACCTTTACAACCTCAGAAAAATGAGGTACAAACTGCCCCGTCGCAGCCTGAGACTGCCAATCAGACTCCCGTAGATCCGAAAGCCCGTGCGTGGAAAGAATCCAATCCGTGGTTTGGGGTAGACGAGGAAATGACGGGCATGGCTCTGGGCATGCACCAAAAGCTTGTGAAGAGCGGAGTCAACCCGACCAGTGACGAGTATTACGAGAAGATCGATGCTCGCTTGCGTTCAGTGTTTCCCGACGCGTTCCCCTCGGAGAAGCCTGCCAAGAAGTCCAGTGTCGTTGCTCCTGCCACGCGTAGCACCGCGCCCAAAAAGATCGTGCTGACGCAGTCACAAGTGAACATCGCCAAGCGTCTTGGGCTTACTCCTGAACAGTACGCCCGGGCCGTAGCGGACCAGATGAGGAAAGAGAATGGCTGACCAACGAACCCCCCGCGAAGCGGAATCTCGCGCCAAGACAGAGCGGCTCCAGACCTGGAGGCCCGCTGAACTGCTACCGGACCCGACGCCTGCGCCTGGGTACGTGTATCGTTGGATTCGTGCCAGCACCTTGGGTGTCGCCGACCCGAGGAACATCTCCTCCAAGTTCCGCGAAGGCTGGGAGCCTGTCAAGGTCTCGGACCATCCTGAACTTCAGCACCTGTGCGACGAGAAATCGCGCATTCCCGGTACGCTGGAAGTCGGTGGGCTGATTCTTTGCCGAACCCCCAAAGAACTCGTTGATCAACGGAATGCCTTCTACACCGGACAGGCGACGGGGCAGATGGAGTCTGTGGACAACACCTTCATGCGCGAAAACGATCCCCGGATGCCGCTGTTCAAGCAGCGTCGTTCTGAAGTGTCGTTCGGACGCGGTCAATGATTCAGGAGTCATAAATGGCTTACCCCACGATTGACAAGCCCTACGGGCTTGAGCCGGTCAACCTGAAGGGCGGTATCCCGTTCGCAGGTTCGACTCGCATGATCCCCATCGGCCAAGGCTACGCCACCAACATCTTCAACGGAGATGTGGTCGGCCTGTCCAACGGCAACGCCATCATCACGCCTTACAACGCGGATACGCAGTCTGCTGCGGCGGCTGGTGACATTCTCGGTGTCTTCCTGGGCTGCGAATACAGCACCGGGGCCGGCCCGATCTTCGGCAAGCTGCGGCAGCAGTACTACCCGGCGAGCACCAACGCACCGAACGCGGTGGCCTACGTGCTGGACGACCCCAACGCGCTGTTCAAGGCGGCGGTGATTGCGCAACCGCAAGGCAGCGCCAACACCCAACTGAACACCGGCACGACCATCGGCTACATGTCGCCGTCGTTCCTCGGCACCAACGCCTTCCTGATCGCAGGCAACGGTGGTTCAACGGCAACCGGCAATTCGCTGGCTGGTGTTTCGGGTGGCAACCCCACGGTGTCCTCGTCGGTGGCTGGCAACATCCGCCAGACGGTCGGCACGGGTGCCGGTACTTCGCCCTGCCTGCGCGTGATCCAGCTTGTGCCAGATACCGCTGTCACGGTGGCCACTGCGCTGACTTCGTCGCCTTCGGCGGGTACGACCTTCACGGTCTCCTCCACCACGGGCATCGTTCCGGGCATGCAGTGCGTCATTGACGGCATCTCTGGCACGACGGCGGGTTCTCCTGGCAGCAACCTGACGGTCACGGGCGTGGTCACGTCCACCTCGACCATCACGGTCAGCGCCAGCGTCACGGCCACCAGCGGCGTTTCGGTCTCCTTCATTGGGTACCCCGAAGTGATCGTCGGCTGGAACTTCGGCTACCACTCGTACCTGCTCGCCGCTGGCGTCTGAGGAGTCTGAATCATGGCAATTTCTCGTGCACAGCTCCTCAAGGAGCTTCTCCCCGGTCTGAACGCCCTGTTCGGTCTGGAGTACAAGCGCTACGGCGAAGAGCACAAGGAGATCTACGAAACGGAGACCTCCGACCGCTCGTTCGAAGAGGAGACCAAGCTCTCCGGGTTCTCTGCTGCTCCGGTGAAGAACGAAGGTCAGGCCATCGCGTACGACAATGCGCAGGAAGCCTGGACCGCTCGTTACAACCACGAGACCATCGCTATGGGCTTCTCCATCACCGAAGAGGCGATGGAAGACAACCTGTACGACAGTCTGTCGGCGCGGTATACCAAGGCCCTCGCCCGGGCAATGGCGTACACCAAGCAGGTCAAGGCTGCTGCCATCCTGAACAACGGCTTCAATGCCGCCGTTACCTACGGCGACGGGCAGGCCCTGTTCAGCACCGCTCACCCGCTGGTGTCTGGTGGCACGAACAGCAACCGTCCCTCGACGGCTGCGGACCTGAACGAAACGTCCCTCGAAGCGGCTGTGATCCAGATCGCGGGTTGGACGGACGAGCGTGGTCTGCTCATCGCCGCCAAGCCCCGCAAGCTGATCGTGCCCCCGGCGCTCCAGTTCGTTGCTACGCGTCTGTTGGAGACCAACCTCCGTGTTGGCACCACCGACAACGACATCAACGCCCTGAAGAACAACGGGTCGGTGCCGGAGGGCTACACCATCAACCACTGGTTGACGGACACCAATGCGTGGTTCCTGACGACGGACGTTCCGAACGGTCTGAAGCACTTCGTGCGGGTGCCCCTGGCAACCAGCATGGACGCCGACTTCGACACCGGCAACAGCCGGTTTAAGGCGAGAGAGAGGTACAGCTTTGGAGTGTCGGACAGTTTGGGCGCGTACGGCTCGCCGGGCGCATAACCCAACAAAATCAAGCACTTACGCTTGCAAAGGGCCCTACGGGGCCCTTTTTCTTTGCCGCTGTTGACACAGCGTGTGTTTGGCCTTATACTGATTGCTCTTAAACCTTGTAACGGAGCAAGCATGAAGCAGCCGGTTATTTATAAGATCCGCAACGTCTTTAACAACAAGTTCTATGTTGGGAGTACAACCGATACCCGCGAACGCTTTCGTAACCATCGAAAACTGCTTAGAAGCGGTAAACACCACTCGCCGCATCTTCAAGCGTCTTGGAACAAGTACGGAGAGGACTGTTTCAAGTTTGAGATTGTTGAATCTGTAGAGGACGCCGCGCTTTTGTGGCAAGCAGAAGGGCGATGGCTTTCGGAGCATTTTGGGAAAGCGCATTGTTACAACGCAGGGGCAACGCCAGAAGCGCCAATGCGAGGGCGCTTCGGCGTTCTACATCCAAACTTCGGTAGGCCCGTATCAGAAGAGCAGCGGCAACAAATCTCCGCCACCCTCAAAGACTTCTACGCGCAAGACTACTTCAACCACCCGCGTGTAGGAAAGACGCATACTGAAGAAACCAAGGCCAAGATCAGCGCAAAGGTTCAGCAAGCCGTAGCCGAAGGCCGGGGCGGTGCGTTCATTCCTTCAGATGAGACCCGCAAAAAGATGTCGGAGTCTCTGAAGGGCAATCAGAACGCTCTCGGTCACAAACGAACGGAAGCAGAGCGCGAAGCCATCCGCCAGCGTACTTTGGGGAACCAGAACTTTCTGGGCAAGAAGCACACCGAACAAGCCAAGGACAAGATGCGGCGTCCGATCTACGCTGTCCTCCCGGACGGCACACGCCAGGACTTTGTAGGCGTCTCTGCTGCGGGGAAAGAGCTAGGGGTTGCATACCCTATGCTGGTGCGGTCCATGAAGGCCCAGAAGCCGATTGCAAAGGGGAAACTTGCGGGATGGTTGTTTGCGTATGTGGACCTTGACCCCGCAGCCTCAATGTGCTAGGCTTCGCCTAGACCGAGAACCATCACAGCCCGCCGACTGACTCGGCAGACCTCCCTCAAGGACGGCGGGTGCAGATTGAGGAAAACCATGAGCTTCTCGACTTTCTCTGGTCCGCTCCGCGCGGGCACCCAACGCTACAACCCGGGGCGCAATACCGGCCTTGCGGTTCTCGGTCAATCGGCTGCGGTCACCTCCGCGGATGCCGCTGCTTCGGTGGCGTGCATCCTCCCCGCCGGTTCGCAGATCGTCAGCATCACGCTGCAGCAGTCCACGACGTTCACTTCTGGTTCGTCTGGCACCTTCACGGTTCTGCTCGGCGGCACGCAGATTGGCCAACTGACCATCACGACGGGCACGGCAGGCAATCTGTCAATCACGCCTGCTTCTGGCGCTCAGGCGGCGCTGTTCAGCAATGTGGGCTCTACGGATGCGACCATCACGTACACCTCCGCAACGTTGAACGCGGGCGCCGGTTCGCTGCTGATCACGTACATCCAGCGTGCTCCGGACGGTTCGCAGAACCCGACCACGTTCGAGAACTGATCCCCTGAGCCCTGCCTCTTGACGGGGCAGGGCAGGAGCCCCGTATGTCCAAGACTCAGTACTCCCCCACCTTCCCGATGTTCCCCGGGGATGCGGCTGCTGTCACGCCCAGTGACACGCAAGATCTTTCGACGCCTGCGGTGCTGTATATCGGCAATTCGGGGTCTACGGGTTCGGTCAAGATCACCACTGCACAAGGCAGTGATGTCACCTTCACGGGGCTGATTGCTGGTACGGTGTTGCCTGTCCAAGCACGGCGTGTGTGGGCTACGGGCACTGACTGCACGAGCATTGTGGCGATTTTCTAATGTCGCTGAACTTCGGCTTCTCTCTACCCGCTTACATCACTTCGGGTGGTGCGGCGGGTACGCCCGTGCCGACTGTGGGGATCTTGCTTCAAGAAGACGGCTCCGCGCTGCTTCAAGAAGACGGGTTCAAAATCCTGATTTCCCAATTCTTCTATCTTGCACAAGAAGACGGCTCTTTGCTGCTGCAAGAAAACGGAAGTCAAATCTACGTTTAAGGGGCCATCATGCCTGACCTGAAGATCTCCCAGTTGCCTCCCGCTTCAACCCCGCTGGCGGGTACGGAGCTTGTTCCTATCGTTCAAGGCGGGGTGACGGACCAAACGACGGTCCAGGCCATCCTGACCGGCACGGTGCCTTCGGGCACCGCCAACGGCGTGCTCTACCTCAACGGCAGCAAGGTGGTGACTAGCGGGAGTGGGTTGACGTTTGATGGGACGAGCGTTTTTGCTGCGCCCCGCGTTCGTCTAAACAACGCAAACCGCTTGGATTGGGGCGACACTGGAGAATGGATTGTTGGCGACAACGGCGGGGCAATGATTTTTGGGGTAGATACCGCCGAACAAATGCGCCTCACCAGCACCGGGCTGGGGATTGGGACGAATAATCCACTGACAAAGCTAGACGTATACGCTAACGGCGGAATGGTTCGTCTAAGCGGCGACTCCGGAAATAACCTAATTCAGACTTCTACAAGTAGTGGTGCAACCGGGATTGGTCTTTGGGCAGGAGGCAGCGCCCGCCTGTACTCGACCGGAGGCATGACATTCAGTGTTAATTCAACTCTTGGCACTGGAAGTCCTTCGGGGTATTCTGATGCGATGACCCTCGACTCCTCCGGCAACCTCGGGATTGGGACGAATGCGCCAAGTGCAAAACTTGCGGTATCTAATGCAGGTGCAGCAGGTTTAGAAATTAGTCCTACGAGCGGTTTCCTTGGAGGTGCGTATCTTCAAGGTTACAACCGCAGCACAGCCACTTTCATTCCTGTTGAAGTTATTTCCTCAAGTTTTGCAGTGGTGCTTGGCATTACCCAAGCGATGACGTTGGATGCGTCGGGGAATTTGGCTGTAGGAACTACTAATAACTTTCCAAGCGCAAGAATATTTGCGTCTGGTGCTATTAACACAGACTTTAGTAGCACCATTGCATTACGTTATAACGTGTCTGGACAGACTACCGCCTATTGGAAGGGCATGTCTGGATCCCAGATCGGATTTGGCCAACAAGCTAGAGGCTTGTCGATTTTTAATTACGACCAAGACACTAACCTAGGTATAGCTTTCTATCCAAACGCGTATCCTGGCATTACGAGTCCTCCAGACCCTTCTGTTCGCATCCCCGCCACTGGCGGCATGGTAGTAGGTACCGCAGCACTCGCCACCAACGCCACTGACGGCTTCCTCTACGTTCCCACCTGCGCAGGCCAGCCGACAGGCACGCCGACGACGCAGACCGGCACCGCACCCATCGTGGTCGACACCACGAACAACAAGCTCTATTTTTACTCCGGTGGCGCATGGCGCGACGCCGGCCCCTGACACTGAAAGGACCACACCATGAACATCACCTGGACCATCGAATGGCTTCGCACCACCCCCACCACCGCAACCCCGCCCGAGTACGTCATCGAATGCGGCTGGCGCTGCACGGGCACTGACGGCGCCTACACCGGCACGGTGTACTCCACCTGCTCTTTCACCCAAGCTGCTGAAGCTGACGGCTCTTTTACGCCCTACGCCGACCTGACGCAGGAGCAGGTGCTGGGCTGGTGCTGGGCCAACGGCGTCAATCAAGCCGCGACCGAAGCTGCGGTGCAGCAGCAGATCGACAACCAGATCAACCCCCCGGTCATCATGCCCCCGCTGCCGTGGGCAACTACCCAAGCCTGACATGAACGACATCAAGATCACCCTGACCGACCTGTCCGTCAACGACGTCAACCTCATCATGGCGGGTCTGGGCAAGCTGCCGCTGGAGGCCGTCGTTGAACTGTGGTCGCGTCTGAAACAACAGGGCGAAGCGCAACTCAAGCCGC